TTTCTTCTGCTTCAGATATTTTTGTAATTAATTTGTCAATTTCATCAACGTGTTGTGGGTGCTCACCAATCGCTACAGGTTTTTCTAAGTATATTTGAAGTGTAGCATCTGCCTCTGATATTTGAGCTGTGTATCTATCTTCTAGCGCTTGTAGTAATGTTGATCGTAGACTCATTACAAATATTTATAATATTATTTGTCTATATGCAAACTAAAAAACGCCTTTAAAACCTTTTCCTCTTATCGCTGCTCCTGTACCTTTGACTTCACCGCCTTTATTCATGTAGGGTACGTCTCTATTTATCATAGCATTTTCTCTTGCATCTTTATATGTTCCGACAATTGCGGGGTTACCCATTTTTTCAGGTTTTTTTTGATCTCTTAAATTTAATCTATTTAAAGATTTTTTTTCTTTTTCTTTAGCGTCTTTCTCTTTTTTTATTTTTCTTTTTTTTTCTATGTCTTTTCTTTTTGCCTCAGGATTTTGCATTAATTCAAAATATTTTTGATGTGCGGTTTTTTTATTTTTTTTAGGCATTATATTTTTCCTTGTTTCTTTAATTTTTTAATATCACCTTTAGTTAGACCTGTTAAGTCTATTTTGATTTCTTCCTCAGGTTTTACTTTTTCTAAATTCCAAGGTCTAAATAGTTTTTTTATCCATTTCCACATTTTATGTCCTTACGTTATTTGGTTTAGGGCCACTGTTTGGGGCTTGGCGCTTTCTCGCGACAGCACTCGCCCTTTGCGACTTTGACATCGCTGTGGCTTTTGCAAGTGGTACGCACTTCGGGTATTTCCTTTTTGAAGAACCCGCAGATTTTCGTCCACACTCTTGATACTTGCCATTTTTTTTCTTTGCTCCGATATCTACCCATTTTTCATTAAACCATTTTGTTAATCCACCTGAACTCATTCCAGGCACACAATTTGGAACCATACGATTCCCTTTTTTCTTCATTCCCTTTTGAACGTAACCTTCCCAACAAGAACCTTTCTTGTTCATTACTTTACACCTTGAAAGTTAAGTCCTCTTATAGCTATTCCACCACCTCTTACTAATTTTATTGTTTCTAAAGTCTTGGCTTGTGCTTTGTGTAATCCTGATGCTTTATGTAAAGCTTTGGCAACTTTTTTTGTTTTATCTCTTGCGTCTTTCATAGCATTCATGTGTGCAGCTGTATTAATTCCACCAACTTTCATTTTCTTAGGTCCCCAATCTTTTCTTTTTACTCCTGATGGATCTTTTGCTTTACCTGCACATATTTTTGATGCATAGGCGTTAGCATAAGCTGATGGATAAACTTTAAATTTTCTTTTAGCAGCTGATTTGCCTCTAGCACATAACTTTGTCATATTTTTTGCATCCCTGGATTAGTTGATAATATATTTTTTTCTGCTCTAGGTCTAGCCACTGAATCTTTACTTCTTTTACGTAACTGAGCAATAGCAGATTCTTTTTGTTGTTTTTCTTTTCTTAATTTTTGTAAGTCTCTTTCTAAATTCATTTCCATCCTTTTTTAGCTAGTTTTGGTTTACCTTGTCTAAGCATTCCACCCTTCTTTAAACTTACAGTGTAATTAAAAAGACCATCGGTTACTGTTGGTCTTTTATAAGAAGTTTCATTAACTGTTGCAGCTGTTGCAGCTTGAGTGGGTTTAGGTAAAATTATTTTACCCTCATCTCGATCAATAGTAGTAGTTTGTTTATTGTATCCCGCATCTTTAGTATATTTTTTTCCAGTAGGTGAATTGGGCTGTAAAGTTTTACCTGTTGTTCTATAAAAATCTCTATACAAGCCTTCTTTTCTTGAAAATTTTTGTCTACCTTTGTAGTTTTGTTTAGCACCATAATTAATTGCTGGTCCTAAACCAGGAACGATACCTGATAAAATAGTCGATCCAACAATCCCCACAGGTTTTTTAAATGGAACGTCTTTTACAACTGGACCAATTTTAGACCCCCCATCACGTGTTGGTCCCCTTGTACCACCTGTTGTGCTAGTTCCAGGAGACATTGCTTTGCCCCCCGCTGATCCTTTGGTATCAGCTTCTGCGCCTTTGAAAGCTTTTAAAATTTTTTTATTTTTGGGCATTTTTATAACCAATACTATTTCTATTTTTATATAATTTTGTCCAAGACCATGAAGCTAATTTAGTTGACCAATCATAAATTAATAAAGTTATTATTTTCATTTTTTATCCTTATTCATTCCGCCTCTGAAGATTTGAGTTCCCTTAATTCCATATATCGAGGCCACGACAAGGATCCAAAGATTTGTGAACCATGAAGGGAGCTGTGAAAACATGTCAAAAAACAATTTTACTTTATCCATGGCTGACGGATCGTCCGATACGACTGCCCACGCCAAAATTCCTATAGGCAAACTTAAAATTATCAAAACGGCCTCGTCCTTCCAGTCTGAATTTCTAGATTCTAAAAGTTTACCTTGGTAAGCTTCCTCACCTTGAGCCATTTTTCTTGCGTGCATCATTTGTGCGTCCGCCATCAACATCTTTGTCTCTTGACGTTTCTTAAAGATGTGCGTACCTGCTTGTGCCGCTAATTTTATCGCGCTTAACCACATAATATTTATCCTGTCTTCTAATACTCATGAAGTCTATCATTTTATCCATTATTTTAAAAGCCCTGTAGCCGTTCTGTCTCCATCTCCAGGTAGGGGTATGGTGTGGTTTTCTTATTTTACAAGGAAACAGCTGTCCTCCAAACATTTCTACAAATTTTTGGAGTGTATCTTGGTCCGTCATCTCTATTGTGCAGGCAAATTCTTTTTTTCTTCCTATTCCCTTTGACCAAATGCCAAAACTTCCTTCTCCATCAAATATTCCAGCTAAAAAAATTAACTTAGACTGTACTGGAAGACTTTCGTATGAGTTTTTTGGTGTATTGCTTAACACTTTTAAACTTCTTTCGGGTTAGTCCTTGTGGGTTTGGCCCTTTTTTAGGAGGTGGGCCATAACGTACGCCTCCACTTAATCCTTTTTCATTATTTCTTGGCAATTTTTTCTCTTGCTACTGCTAATCGTTCATCAGACTGTTGTGATTGTTCGCTTAACTTATCATATTGGAAATCTAATCTTGATGCTTCTTGTTGCATATCCATTTGAGCTTTCATTTTTGTCTCTTCAGCTTTTCTTTGAAGATCCATAGCTTTTAAATCTATCTCTTGCTGTTTTAATTTCACAAGTGGGTCTTGTTTTCCTGCTGCTTGTTGCATTTCCCCTTGAATTAATTGTTCTGTAATTTCTGCAACAGCGGTTGCGACTGCTTTATCGAACCTAATTTGAAATTCTTGTGGATTTGATTGTTGTAGCATGACCATATTAGGATCATTCATTAATTGTTCTCTAACTTCTTGTGTTGCTTTAAACGAAACATGATCAGAAATATGAGATTGTAATAAAGCATAAACAGGTGGATTAATTTGAACCATTCTAGATTGCATAAATGCCATGTGAGCTGCAATATGAGCATCGTGATCTTGGAATTCAAAAGCAGTTAGTAGTTGCATCTGTAAAGCACGCGCATTTTCTTTCGCTGGATCCATTGGTTCGGGAGCCGGTGGCGGTGGTTTCAATAATGCTTCAATTTGTTTGGTACCTAACGCTTCATAGACACGTCTATAAGCTTCATGAATATTATGTAGCTGTGGATTTGATTGTGCTACTTGTAGCTGTGTTTGTGCAAGCATAACTCTTTGAGCCATGCTCATAATATTTGGATCAGCGACCGGTAAAATATCTACCTTGTTATCAAAATCTTGTGCTTTAATCATTCTTGGACCACCATAAACATCGTAAGGATATTCCGGGGGTAAAAACTCACCCATAATTCTAGCTAAAATTTTAAATTCTATCTTCATCGCGTAGTAACAACGTTTGTGAACACCACTCATTACACGTGATCCCCGTTCCATCATAGCAACTGTAGTACCAACCGCTCTGTTTTGAGCATCATTACCAATATTGTTATCTGTTATGGCTGCAAATTTTTGTCCTGCTTGAACTAAGAAACCTAAAAGTTGAAATAAGGTAGTTGAAGGTTCTGTAAATGGTAAATTAAAAAATTGATCTCTTATATTTCCACCAGGTGCATCTACATCTCTAAACTCTCCTGGTTGAATTGGTTGGTCATCATCTCTAACTCTAATACCACGTGATTTAAATCCTGCTGGTAAATTTTTTAAAGTACCCGCATCAATTAATTGTCTTAAAGATTGTGTTGCAGCTTGTGATAAACCACCAATCATGTGTGTAAGGCCAAAGCCATAAAAACCTAAACCAGGTAAAAATTTATAATGTACAAAGTATTCTATTCTTTTGTATGTAGGATCATCAGGTCTGTAGTTTCTATAGATAGATAAAATTTCATTTGAGCCTTCATCGATAGTTACAACATAAGGGATCTTAATACTCTTAGCTCTTGAATCAAATTTTTCATAATCATCTAAATGTAAATCGACATGCATTTCAAGAACAGTGTTTAAAGCATCGTCTCCAGTATTTTTAACACCCTCTAACTCATTAATTTTCTGTTGCACGTTGTCCGTTGTCTCGTTGCTGTTAGCCAACTCTACCTCACGGTAAAAACCTGCTGCCATTTGTTTTAAGACTTCGTTTTCCGTCATCTTTTGAACGTGTGTAATTCTATCCGTATCTTTTAAATCGGAAGCATAATAAGGAACCACTAAATCTTCTGCGGGAATAAATTTAGATACAGGCCTTTGCATTAATGAATCGTAATAGATTTTTTTAAAAGTGCTACCGGACAACGGTAGATAAAAAAGCATTTGGTCCATATCGGTTGTATACTCTTCCATCTTCTCCATTAACATGTAGTTCATGTATTCTTTAACTCTATCTGCTTGTAATTCAATTGGTGGGCTTTGAACTCCAACTATTTGAGTTCTTACCGGGCCATCAGAGGGTACTAATTCTTTATATGCTTGTGCTTGAAATTGTGTGACAGATTCCGCGAGCAACGGATGAGTGACATTGGATGCTCCTTTGAAAGGTTTAGTTACTTCTCTATATTTAACACCTAAAAGATCTAAGCCTTTTATATATGCATCTTCCCAATCTTTTCTTGATTCTCTATCTTTTTTATAATCACCTACTAGCTCAGTTGCCATACGAGCTAAAGTTCTTTCATCCATACCTTCTGCAAGGTTTGCATTAAAGTCGTCTTCTATATTAGGTTCTTCACCTTCTTCACCTTCTATAGTTACTTCATCTACTTCGTCATTTATAATAGGTTGGCCTTCTTGAAGTTCTACTTTTTCTTCCTCAGTTATTTCAGGAATATTACTTTTCTCAACAGCCATATATATTTATCCTTTTAGCCTTACCGTGGCTGAATAGCAACTAATAAAGTTTTGTTGCTTTGTTTCTACCAAGCTTACAGCTAGCAGTAACAGAACCACCTTTATTATATTGTTTCATCATCATGCCGCCACCCATTTTTTTTAGTGGAGTCATTGTTCTTTGTTTGGGGGCTTTTGGTTTTTTTGGTTTTGATCTACCAAAAATTTTATTAGCTTTCATTAAACCAACTGATAGTTTACTTTTCATTTCCCCTACTTTACCGGAATCAGCTCCGCCACCTTTTTTATATTTCATCATACCTCCAGATCTTTTACCAAGAATATCTTTTTTCTTTTTAGCTATAAGTGATGCAGCACCTAATCCTGGTGGTAAACCTTTTCCTTTTTTATCCATTAATTTTTTTAAACCAATACCTAAAGCTATTGCACCTAGTGCTGCTTTTTGTACTTTGCCTGGTTTTACTTTTTCGTCTTGAAGGCCCATACCAGATGTTCTAGCTGCACCGTATCCTCTTGTTGATTTAGCCATCATTCCTCCTTGGTTTGCAGCTGTGTATTTTAATTTACCTTTTCTGTTATATTCTGAAATAGGGTTTTGCCCTTTAGGAGAGTTTGGATTTTTTCTCGTAGCTCTTCCTCCTTTTTTTCTTTTTAAACTTTGTTTTGCAAATTCTATATCAACTTCACTAAATCTTTCGCCTGGTGATCTTTTGTTAGCTCTTTCTAATATAGCTTTTCTGAATGGAGAACCTCCTTTTGACTTTTCTTTTGAATTCATAGAGGAAGGAGCAGGTGTATACTTACTTGGATTATCCATAACTTTTGATTTTTTTACAAATTTAGTAATACCATTTTCTATAACTTTAATTATTTTTTCTTGGCTATCACTTTTCTTAACATAATTTTTAAGTCCTGGAGTGGAGCCTCCTCTTTTTTTTCCCATCATTTTGAAATCTTCGCCAGATATTTTACCATCTTTGTTTTTATCTAATTTAACTTGACCACCTGAAAGCATCTTACTTTTTTTAAGACCTTTTTCTCTTTTAGTGTCTTCGTCTTTTTTTAACATTCTTACTGGCATAATATCTCCTAATAATATTTATATTCTTTTTCTAATTTTATTGGAGGATCATCCCAATCGTCCGAATACGTTGTTATAAATCCACCTTGTCGATATCTTAACACAGCTTGTGTCATGGAATCAACATAGTCATCATACTGTCCGTTGGGAAATGCTGCACATTCCTCTACAACGTCTTGAGCAAACTTATCATCTAAAGGAGCCCAAACCATTCCTGACTCAAATACTGGAGCACATGAGTTTATTCTGGTATACTTGTCCCTTCCTTTTGCAGGCACAAAATCAATTACTGGTATTCCTGCTCTACGTAATTCATGAATTAAGGGTGTCCCTGTAGCTTTAGCTTCAATGATTACTGTTTCCGGTTCCCAGTAATGGTATTGTTCTATTGCAAGATTTTTAAGATCTGGAAAGTCATACCTTCCCTTCATTGCATCTAATAATATTATATGGTCTTCATAACCTTCTACAGGTTGAAATATTCCCCAGGTAGTTATTGCAGAATAATCGGCTGACTCTTTGGCACTAAAGGCCGTATCATAACTTTGTATTACATGAAGTAATTTTGGAAGATGTTCCTTATCATAGTTTCGCCACCAATCTCTTTTTATAATTGCACCCTCTTCACTAGTTGGGTCCTGCATATATTGTGCGTTCCAGTTTTTAGTGGACACTGATGCTTTAACCGCTTCTAAATCTTTTAGGTTCCAGTACTCAGGCCATACAGGTTTTCCTGAAGGTAGTATTGCAGGAAACTCAATTACTTTCCATTTATCAGCTTTTGGTTCTGATTGAGATTTTACTAATCGTCCAGTCAAATCGTCTGTCGCCCACCGGGTCATGACAACTACAATTCTTCCGCCTGGTTGCAAACGTTGTCTAGGTCCTGAGCTATACCAGTCATAAGCACGATCCATAGCTGAATCAGACATTGAGTCTTGTTCAGTATGCGGGTCATCAATTATTAAAAGATCAGCGCCCCGTCCAGTTATTGCACCACCAACACCAGCTGCAAAGTATTCACCGCCATGATTAGTTTCCCACCTACCTTTTGCTTTACTGTCTTCTCTAAGTTTTACATCTCCGAATATCATTTTGTATTCTTCAGTCTCCATTAAATTTCTTACTTTGCTACCGAACCTTGTTGCAAGTTCAGCGTTGTGCGATACCTGCATCAATTTCATTTTAGGGTTACGACCAATCATCCAAGCAGGAAAAAGATAAGATGCAAACTCAGACTTTGTATGTCTAGGAGGCATATTAATAATTAATCTTTTTTCTTTCTCTGAAGCAATGTTTTCAAATGATTTAGCAATCAATTGGTGGTGTCCATATTTTTTGGGGTTCTTTGAATTACGGTAAATAAAATCGGGCCAAACAGCTTTTGCAAAAGCTAAGAAGTCATCTTGGCAAATTTTTATATATTCTAATTGTTTTTTTAAAACAATATCTTTTAGCTCTTCATCGGATAAACGATCTAAATTCATAAATTTTTTTTATACCCCGGGGGTGCCTATGGTACCTAAAACCATTGGGTCCCCTTTTAGCATAAACTAATAAAAAAACACTTGCAACTATTCCGTTTCATTTGGGTCCCTTTTGCGTGTATCCGACTTGCCACAAGCGCCACGTTTGTAAGTACCTAATTACGCGCGAGGTGTTTTTTTGTGCGCGGAAACTGGTCCGGGATTGCCGGGCCAATGAGCCTTCATAACGGCCAACGGTCCGCGATTTATTACTAACGATAAGAAAAGTTATCACTAGTAATCAAGTCAACAGCGCATGCGAAAACTTATCCACGAACAACGGCCAACTGACAGGAATTTTAATAACAAAATCAGGGCTAAGTGACCGCGGATCAGTGAACAATTCCCTTACTCTGTATATTTTAAGGGCTTTGTCCTTTTGGGCCTTAACTAAGATCAACACAGTTGCGCCATGCTTAACGGCTCTGTTGATCCATACGATTTGATATTTATTTAATGCCGGATAACTGACCTGATTTGATTTTAATTCACACCAAAACGATCGTCCTTTATATATACCAAAGACATCGGGAACACCTGAGACAGTGAGAGTTTCAACACGCGTTAAAAAATATCCCTGGTCGGATAATGCAGTTTTGATTTGTTTCCAAAATAAACTCTCGGGATTAGCCATAATGATAGTTTAGAATAATTATAAAGTAATACACGCAAAAGCTGTAAATATCCAATAAAATAGTTATCCACAGGCCCGAAAAAAAAATTAAAAAAAAGTTAAAATAACGCTTGCAATTAAAAATCTCTTAGTATATCTTATCTTTATGAGAAAAAATAAGACAACAAACAAAGGAAACACAATGAACACAAAAAAAATAAAAAACAATGACATGAATAAAGACACTTACGCAAAAAGAAGAAAAGTAATTGATCTAATCTATGAGGCAAAAAATTTTGGAATTGATCTACCTAGAATTGATGTTCGAATTGGAACAGCAAAAAAAGGTCATGAACAAGTTTTGGGTGTTGGTAGAATGTCAGACAAAAAAATTTGGATCACAGAAAAAGCTGTGAGAGAAAATACAAACTATTTACGACATGTTGTATTTCACGAAATTGGTCACGCGGTTTTTGGTCTTAACCATAGAGAAGACTGTCCGCTAATGTGTTCAGAATTGGATAAACCAGTGACTAAGAAACAAGCGTTGAGCATACTTAAAGAGTATGCTCAATTAATCGATAAACTAAACAATCAAAAAGTAGCATAAGGAAGGATACACAATGAGCAAAAAACAATATGAACATCAAGGGAATATGTGGGAATGTAAAACTAGATTTACTTTTTATTTACCCCCTGAAGATGAAAAAAAACTTTTAAATTATTCAGTAAGCGGAAAATTTGATAATTTTGAAGAATTTAATTTATGGCTTTTAAATGAAAAAGAAGTTTTAAATTTTTTTAAAAAGGCGGTTTGGTCAACTTTCCATGAAACTAAAATGACTAATTTGGGAAAGCCAAAAAGAGTTGGTCAAGGTTATATTGGGGACAAACAAATGTTTAATAAATTAACTAATACTTACGAAATACCAAAAACAGAAGGGAAAATATAATGACTAAAAAAATAAATGATCCGTTTGGATTTACAAAAGCTATAAATTTTCAAAAGCTTAATGATCCAAAAGTTTTAAAAGAATTAGAGAAGATCTTCAACAAAGAAGAAAAAAGATCGGAACTAAGGAAGGCCCATGATTTAAAAGGTACGAAAAAATTATGGTAAATCAAAAAGGGGGCGCAAGCCCCCACAACAAAAAGGGAAAAACAATGTACGACTTAAATAAAATACAAGAATATTTAGATAATAAAAAAGTCTTAATATATCAGGGATCAAATAATAGAGATTATAAATATTATATTAAAGAAATAAATAATGATTTAGTTTCTATTGTAGTTGATGCGCCAATTAAAACAACAATATGGGAAAGTGATCATCAATTATGGACCGTAGAGGCTTATAATCTTTTATCACACTCTAAGGAAACAAATCAAAAAGCAAACTGGGGGAATAAGAGAGGTTATACAATATGAAAAAGAAAAAAAATAACGACATGCTAAAAACTACGTCAATGGTTTCAATGATGTTTGGATTATTAGCAACGGACAAAGACAAAGAGTTGGACCAAAAGAAAAGATTTTTCGAAATTGCGGGCCTGACTTTCCCGGAAGATTGGGACAGTCTAAGCAATGAAGAAAAAGAAAAAAGAATAAAAGGCGTTGAGCAATTGGGCCTTAAGGATCAGGGGGCTAGAGCATAATGATAATAAACAAAGATTTAGATTTTTTAAGATTGCAATGTAAAAAGTTGAAGATGTGCAAAAGCAATCGAAAAATTTATTTCAAAAACATACGCCAGGATATGGGATCGGACCCGTTTTTGGACTGGCATAATAGATCACTAAATGTAATGACTTACGATAGTTCAACTGTAGGTTGTAACACAGGTAGCGTTTATGTGGCGTTACCAAACCTGAGCCAACAAGAAGGGACATACGAATAATGGAAAAAGGAACAGCGGAAATAAAAATAAAATTATGGAATGGTAAAATTAAAGTTACTCACGGAACGTGCAAATCAACTCTAGCGGAATGGATCGCGAGCAAAGGGGATTGGGATAAGCTGTGGGCCACAATAAATAAACTGGTAAAAAAAAATAATGGTAAGCGAGCCGGGTGGAGAGATTTTTCAGAGGATTAATTTAGAATGATTCTAAAGAGTACAATTATAAGTTGTAAATGGGTGCGTCAATATGGCCGAAATAACTTCTTGAATATCTTATTTACATGGGATATGGTGGGTTATGAATAAATTAATAAACAATCTAACAAAAGGATACAAGATGAACGAAGAACAAAAAAAGTTTGAAGGACACACGGACGGTCAAATAGCTAGAGAGATTTTAATGAACTCTTTAAACGAGGCCTTGAATACTAATCACCACAGCGTGAAGACAGAGCTAGAACAAGTCGGAGAAGATTACACAGACGCTAAGATGAAGAGAGTTAGAAAAATGTTAGCGAAAATGGTCCATGAAATATTTTTTAAATATGGCCATAAAAAAGATTTGGACATGAGCGGATCAGAGCTAGTTGATGTGTTTGGTGAATATGGACTTGAAGACCCAAACTTTTAATTACGAAATTCAAACGGGGCGGGTCACCCGCCTCGTTGAACAAACAAAAAAAAACATAAAAAGAGGAAAAGAGGATAAGTATATGATGGATATAGAGACAATTGTTGCAATGAATAAGGACCAGGGAAGAAGATCAAAAAGAAACTCGGTTAAACCCATGAGGTTTGACGATGAGGATATTGAGAAAGCAAGAGAGGGCTACACAACCCCGTTACAAAAAATAGTAAATCTGGGGGATTATGTTCCTAAAGGTTGGAAACGATTTAACACAAAAACAATAGCAGATAAATTAGATATTTCGTTTAGTTGGAAGATTTTAGACAATGGAGGTTTATTTGTGGATAGTTCAGGTTTAGGATCGGACAACGAACCCGCATTATCAGTAAAACAATTTTTAGAAATAATATCAAAACTTTATGATTTTAAAAAAGATTTAGGTTTTGCCATTTGTTCAGAGGGCCAATTCCAATTGACTGTCGGAGTATACGAGGAGGCTAGATAATGAATGTTAAACATTGGAACGGGAACGAGTTAAAAACTTGGGTCAAGAACATGGAGAGAGCGCCCTTTTTTAACTCAAAAGAAGACAACGAAAATATAAAAAAAGTTAAAGAAGAAATAAAAAAAAGAACCAAAAGGAGAAAAAATGGAAATAAATAATTATAATGCAGTTGGGATTGCGGAAGGTTTTATTGAATGTGAGGACCAAAAGACAATTAACAAAGCTTGGCAACATTTAATTGATACGGGCCTAGCCTGGAGTTTGCAGGGTTGGTTTGGGAGGACCGCAGAAAGTTTAATTGAGCAAGGGATATGTAAAAGAAGGGATAATAAATGAAAATAGACAAAAACTTAGTAATTGATTACGAAGATTTGTTAGAAGGGTCTGGGACCGGAAACAACATGGGTTTTTATTTAATCAATGAAAAAAGATTAAGATATAAATTTAATGAAATTAATTTTGATGAAAATAAATTTTATGAATGTTTTGACATGAATACTTTAGAAATTCTTAAACCTAAAGAGTGGGAAGAATTATCTAAAATGTCCAAAGATCAGATGATCAGTAATTATGTTGAAAAATACGAATGGGACTGGTTGGGCGATGATTTTGATGACATGGCGGGTTATTTACAATTTGTTGAAAACCACGAACCAAACACAGTATTTTCAAATTATACGGACGGTTGGAAAAGTGATGACGATTATATGGTCATATATCATCACGATATGTCAGATTTAAAAACTGATGAAGAAAGAAAAGCATATAAAAAAGGTATAAAAGACGGAATGGGGAAATAATGAAAACAACTTTATTAATAACAATTTTCTTAGCACCAATATATTTATTATTATGGGTAGTAAAAAAATTAGATAATTTAGAGACGGATAAATGGAGACAGGAACAATTAACAAAATCATTTAACAAAGCAAAAGGGGAGGAGGAATAATGGTAAAAAAATATAATTATACTTATGAGGAGTATTCACAAGACACCAGGAGTTATGAAATAGAAAGTGATGTAATGTTAACAGAAGAAGAAATTCAAGACATTGCATTGGGTTGTTCAATGACTGACGGATACACTTATCAAGGAGGTGGGGCCGGAAAAAGATTTCAGGCTACATTTAAGGGAACTGAGTTTGGTGATGATAGCCAAACTGAATACGGAGGAGACGAAATAAAAGAAACAGATGAAGAGGGGGAGGAATAATGAAAAATCAAAAATGGATAGGTTTTAAAAAACCAAAATTTATTGGCATAGACTATGATTGTAAAGGAAACCCCTTAATTGATTGGCAAGAACAACTAAAATTAAAAATAGATAGAGATACGATTGGTTATGATTTTAAAGTTGTTGCTTATAGAAAAGTGCAAACTTGTATGGAGGAGTAATGGCAAAGCATAAAACATGGCAGTGGGATAGGACCAGGATAATATTAAAAAACCCAAACGATGAAGATATTATTTTAACAAGTGAAGATTTAAACGATGAAACCATGAACTGTATTTTTTCAGACATTGAGGAGTATGTTCACAAAGAAGGAGGGAAATTAGAATGAACGATCAAACAAGACATGGAATTGATGGAGTTATTTCAGAGAACCACGCAAAGAAATACAAAATAGATACAAGAAAGAAGTTTGAAAAATGGTTGGAGGAGTGTCCAGTAATGTATGCAAACAACGACATACCATATGGAAACGACCCTGATATTGTTTCGTATAAATTTAAGATAACTATGAGGAGGGGTAAGTAATGAAACAAAAAGAGCTGATAAAAAAATGTGAGCAATATTTGGGAAATAGGGGAATGCTGTTTGGAGACAGTGTTATAAAGTGCGCTGAACATAAGGATATGTGGTTTATAGTATTTGAAGAAAACCCCCAGGAAGTTGAAATATCATTTAAATCAATTTCTTACGAATGCTATGATGATATTCCTATAGATCAAATGATATGGAATAAAAAAAATTACGAAAAAATAAGAAAAAAACTAACAAACTAAAAGGGAGAAAATATGTCAACAAGAAGTAATGTAGCTATAGTAGATCCAGTAGATAATAATGTTAAGGTTATCTATGTTCACTCGGACGGTTATCCTGACGGAGTAGGGAATTGTCTTTTAAAATATTATAACAGTTT